CTCCAATTAATGCTAACATACCTAGCCCTTCTTCAATAGAAGGTAATGATGCCATAATTGCAATTACACCTAAGCCAATTACTATTAATGCTACGCCAACAATTACCATTGCTAGTCCACCTAAAGCTACATTAGCGAATGCTGCTCCTATTATTCCAAACACCAGACCTAATCCACCTATTAATATTAACATACCTATCCCTTCTTCAGGACCTGGAAGTGCTAATCTCATAAATCCAATACCAACTGATAATGCAAATAGACCTATCCCCATTACAATTAATGCAAGAGCTCCTTGTACAACATTACCTATTTGTTTTCCTATAACGAACATAGTTAACGCTACAGCTCCAATAAGCATTAAGATTCCCATTGTATCTAAAAAGCCAGGCATTATTAAATTAGAAAGTGCTAACGAAACAGATAGTGCTAAAATTGCACCCGCGGCTAAGATTAAGCCGGCAGCTGTCTTCTTAATAGTTCTACTAATTCCCATTTTCTGGAAGAGGAAGAATACACCACCTAGTACTATTAATACCAGTGCTGCTACCATTAAACCTTTCAGGATTGCTCCAGCGAATGCGTTCATTAACATTAAGCCTAATCCAATAGTGATAATACCAAGTCCTAAAAATGCTAATGATTTTGCATAAGCCTCAGCCTTTATTTCATCTATTTTAAATAGCTTCTCCCATAACATAAATATCGCACCTAATCCAAGTGCTACTACAGCAAATACCATAAGTCCTAATAAAACATGTTTTGCAAGTACTGCCATTAAAGCTAACGCCACGCCAATTGATAAGATACCTAATCCTAACATGACCATTGCTTCATTAAAAGTTCTAAATTTATCTAGAGCATCTTCACCTAAATTCTCATCTATAAACTTTGCCATTGCAACAACACCTAGAATCAGAGGTACTGTAAATAACATACCTATAATTGCTATTGGTGCTATTAATACCATTGCCGCCATTATTAAACCAAATTTAATAATTCCTAAGCCAACCGCATGGAGTATTAATAATTTATCCAACTCGTCTTCTTCTAGGCCTTGAGTTGCCATTTTAATACCTTGTATAATAACAAAAATACCGCCAACCCAGACTGGTGCGGTAACTGCTGCGATCATTAAGATTGGTATTCCTATTACCATTGTTGCAGCAAACATTAATATAGATTTACCTATATCTCCTAATACTACTAATCCAGCATTAAGTGCGCCGAATTTTGACGTTAAATCCTCAGCACTCTCGGCCTGGTTTAACGCTTCTATAATAAAGCCCATACCTAAACCGATAGGTTTAAGTGTTGGTGCTACTAAATTTAATACAATAGCTTCTTGAAGTCCGCCACTGCCGGATTTTTTACCGTCAACAATAGTTTCAATGGCCTCAACCATTCGATCTATTCTATCAAATATCTCTCCACCTTCTTCAAAGGTTTCAGCAACGATCCCAGTGTTTTCACTAATTTGTTCTAGAAAACTTCCTTTTGAACCTAACTTATCAAACGCGGATGATAATATATCCTTTCTAGGCATGTAACTACTTATTATTTTTATAGAAAAAGGGTATGCTTAGGAAAACATACCCCTTCACTCTTATTATATATCCCTACATTTTCGGCATCTTAAACGATGGCGTCTTCATAGAGGGGATCTTGGGCATCGACGGAGTCTTATATTTAGAGCTCATTGCACTCTGTTGAGATTCCGATTGTTCTTGTTGATCCGTTTGTTGTTTATTCTTATTCTTGATGTACTCCGACAGATTCTTGACATAATACCAATATTCGTAATAGTACATGTTTTCGATCTCTGAAGGTTGCATCCTAAGATGTATACCCAGGTAGAACTTTGTCTTAAAGTAATTCTCCAGCGAGATCTGAAATAATGAAAAGACTTTTGATGCCACCTGGGAACTCAAGAGGGGCTTTCACCAACTCTCCGTCTACGGTAGATTCTAGTGTTGCTTGAACACCAATCCTCATTCTTTCAGCTAATCTATATACAATCATAAACTTTTTCTGATCCCAAGCTTTATAGTCTACTTCTAATTGAAATATTTTAGTTAGACTTAAAGTTCTCCAATCACCTTGTATATAAGGTAAAACTTGAATAAATGCTTTATCAAATTCTAATTCTTTTTCATTACGATCTTTTAAATACTGTGTAACTTCTTGCATCACACCAATTGTAGGCGGAGCCATAATAATTTCACCAGCAGAACGTGTTTTAATATTATAGGTTCTTAGCTTATCATCATAATATCTTTCTATTTCATCATCTATAATAGATGGAACTAGATTTTTAACTGATAATTCAAGGTCTATTTTCTTTTTAGACTTTTCAGTTTTACCGTTTAACATTAATTTATTTTCTGGTTCTGGGAAAGTAAGGTCTCTAATAGAAAGCAATAGAACAATTCTATCTTCTTCTAATATATCCTTGTAAGACATTCTTTTACTACCAGATGTCATTTGAGCACATGATTCAACAACTGAATTCAACTTCTCTTCCATATCGATGTAATTGTTCTCATCCATAGTAGAAAAGTGTCTAATTTCAGCAGCTTTTGCAGATCTAATTTTAATTACACTATCAGCTGGATAAAATTTACCCATTGACGGTAATGTCATTTGATCTAATACGTGCCATCCTAACGCACTGTCAGAAGACTGTGCTTTATCTGGTGTAAAATTTGCCATGTTAACTCTTCCAAGCCCACCTTTATCAACAACAGATTCCATATCTGCAGCTGTTCCTTCGTTTGACGTAGGAGTTGGGTTGTTAATACCATCTTTAGCTTCTAATGCTTTCGCCATTTTAGCCTCTTCGGAACTCATTTTGTTTTTCTTTTCGCTCATGTTTATTTACTTTTTAAATTTTTGAGATTTTGCTTTATGTAGGATCTCTGTTCTACAGTTCTTACACTTAATTCTGACTTTATCAGATTTCTTATGAATCCACTTATAGATATGGGACGAGTCTCATTATCAAAAGCATCATTCAAGATAATTCGGTTTACTTCCCGAACCTCCGCCTCGGTCAAAAGAACTTGTAATTTTTTTGTTAGTTTATCACTCATAATCAGTTATTATCTTGATATTATATTATGTTTTTTAAAGTTAAAAAAAGAACGTGTTGTTTAGACACGTTCTTCTTGTTTAATTTATTAAATTTTAGTTCAACTCTTCTGAAAAAGTATCACATTTCCATGCTACTTCTAAAGTTTTAGGTTCAGCGTCTGAATAATCTAGACCATCGACTAAGTTTACACCTGATGTGATGAAACAATCATCTAAAGTAATCTTTCTGTAAATGTCACCTTCTCTGTTAAATTGTACTATTACAATCGTACCTACATAATTCTTTTTAAGACCCATTTCTCCAGTTTCTGGATTATATTGAGCTCTATACCATTGTCTTAATGTTTTATATATATAAGCTTGGTTAGAATCATTTAAGTTAAGAGAAAATGCTATTGTTACATCTATCGATGTTGCAGCAGCCATTCCAGCGTAAGATCTATCGGAGAACTTATATTTCTGTCCGACAGCCTCGACTCCGGGAGCCAGCATTTCTAATCCACTAATTGAATTAACGTGTTGAAGTAGGAACTCTTGTCCGTCAACTCCATCCGGTGGTAAAATTGTTACCTCGAATAAGTTTCCTTGTACCGGCTCGAAGTTTCTTCCCTTCTTGCTAGTTTGGTCCTCTGAATAATGTGGTAAAGCCATATCTTTAATTTCTTATTTTATTTATATATCGTTGTTTTCTTATGCAAAGTTACCCGTTGCGATTTCACCTGTATTTAATACAGTTACTCTCGATACTAATATCTCAAGACCTTTAACTGGTTCTACGAACGTATCTAAGATTCCCATGTTGTTATCTATTACTTCAGACGTGTTGTTTGAAGAATCCATGATATTCTTATAGTCGAATACACCACCATCTTTCTTAACTGATTCCATAAAGTTATCAGCTAGAGTTTTGATCTCTAATCTAGTTTGAGCACTATTGAATTCAAATAAGTAGTTCTTAAGGATTTCTGCAAGACCATCTTCAATGAAAATTAATACTTCTCTTACGTGAGCTGAAGAAAGTGCTGATTGAACTCCTTGTTGTGCAGTCTTATTACCTTTAATAGTTAAACCTACGCCTCTTTCGAATACGATTGGATTGTAACCAAATGGCTCAAGAATATCTCTATCATTCTTATCAAATGAGAACTCTAAAGATTGTACTCCAGTTCCACCTACAACTCCTCTTCTTGGACCTGCGATGATTGACCATGGTAATGCATCTAAATATTTGTCAATATAATTATTTGATACGTAAGCTGCTGGTGGAATTACTTTAGTTCTTCCATTCTCTACTACATTAAGTCCAGGACCGTAGTAGAATGCGTAACTCGCACCTTCATTGATCGATGGTAATGTATAAAGAGCTGTTGGGTTAGTATCTAAGTTACCTCCAGTTGCAACGTGACGTACATTAAATCCAAAAGGAGCAAATGAGTCGTTAAACGTTGGGTTAGTTGCTGCTTTAAGTTCTTTCACCATTGGTGCGTTAAGAATTGCTGCTGCATTTTGTCTTTCTTTACATAAGAATGATAATTCTTTCTTAGTTAAGATTGTTCCATTTTCTAATGATCCGAATGTATCAATAACATATCTAAATGTGATATTGTCTTTGTCTACTAATGCATTACCTAAACCAGTTCCTGGCTTAATTGCTGTTAGTAATTCTAAAATACTCTTTTCAGTTTGTGTTGCTCCTTCTAATGGGAACGTTTTATAGAATCCAGAAGCATCTTCATATCTCTTAAGTGCATAACCTGGTCTAGAAGAAACTACTCTGTGAGTTTCAAATCTGTACTTGGTTTTGCCATTTTCAAAAGTTTTTTGGATTGACTTAATTCTAGATAGTTTTCCACCATCACCTGGTACATACATTCCTACTTTAATATCAGTGTTTAATACACCAACGCCTGTGTAAGAAAAGGTAAAGATACCAGCTCCTAGAGCGTCAAAGTCCCATCCATTTGATAATGTAGGGAACATCACTGTTCTTTCGTTTGGAGATAATGTCCATAGATCGAATGCAGCATTAGGAATTCTTTTAAATACTGCTAGTTCAGATGCATTAGCATTTGCATAATCTGCACTGAATCCAACATTACCTGCTGGAGCTATAGTTACTACTCCTGTATTATTATCTACATCAATTGTATTAACTGCTACATATTCACCAGCATTTTCAGATAGTAAGAATGCCTCTCCACCTACTAGTAAGTCTCCATACGCGAATGGCGCAGCACTTATTATTAGGTTTCCATTAGCATCAACTGTAATAACAGCTGGTGTATTCCACGTTGCTGATGTGTTAGCTGTGAATTTTTCATAATTTTTAGAAATATCAGCTAGTGCAGTAATAACTACATTTGCACCAACTTGTTCTATTGTATCAATCTTAACAAACTCTCCAGATACTAAAGCTCTTAAGTATTTAGTATCAACAATTCCGTCAGTAGCAAGGTCTCCAGTTGTAGCATTTAAAACTGTTAAAGTTGCTCCATCTACTGCAGTATTTCCATAGCCACTAAGATCTATATTCGTACTTGTTCTTTCTTGATTTACTTTATGTGATAATACTTCGTAATCTTGGTAGATGTCAAAGTTATTACCGATTAAATCGATTTGTGGAAGTGCATCTTCTTGTACAGCACAGAATAAACCTGTTCTTCTAGCCTCCATATTAATTAGAGTTTCAATGTACATTTGATTACCTTCAGCATCAATAAATTCAGGGATTAAAGATAATCCATCGTATTGTGCTAAAAGAGTTACTTCTCTTAATCCAGCGAATTTAGCAAATTGTGACTTTAATAAACCATCAGCATCAAAGTAGTTACCGTAGTTAGGGTCATTATTTAATTCAGTAGCGTCAAATTTACCTTTGAATACAAATACATCTACTAAGTAGTCTGATACGTATTCGTCAGAATCAACACCTTCTGGAATGTTAGTTTCTCCGTACCATTCTCTTGCAGTTAATTCAAAACCTCTAGTATCAGCAGCTTGTCTAATAATAACTGTGATTGGGTCTTGCTTGATATTTACAAAAGAGATACCATGATTTGTATCTTCTGCAGCTGCAGTTAATAACTTCTCGTCTGAAGGATTCCAAAACTTATCAATATCAAATACATCGCTGAATTTCTTACCAGCGGCTGCAGATGATTGAATAGTGTTAGCAGATAAACCTTCCGAAGAAGAGTTAGTTGCTGGAGATAATATCGATACTTGATCGTCAGAATCAACAGCAGTTAAGTTTAACGCTAAGATTGGTCCTCTAGATAAAGCTTCAATAGCTGATCTGTGGAAGAACATATTTTTCTTTTCTAGTGACTTATCGATGCCACCGAAAACATTTTTAAACTGTTCAACATCTTCTACTAATACTGGAGTATTGTAAGGACCTTTGTTAGATCTACCTACAACTAATCTAATAGTTTCAGCAGGGATGTTCACTGTTTGTGATTTGTCGAACTCTAAGCGATATACGCCTGAGCTTTTGAACTGTAGTAATTGAGGACTTAATGCCATAATCGTTTAGTTGTTATTTTTTAATTCTTTTATTATATATCCTTGTCTTTTTGCAAATTTATTTAAGTAGGTCATAAATATCATATTGTAAATCTCCTTGTTGGTCACTATCCTTATATAAGATGCTTTCCATCTCGTCGTGAACCGCAGGATCTATGAAATCTAAGATCTCCTCAACGAAATCTGCATAATCCGTTGTGTTAAAAAATTCAGTCGCAGTAATACATGTCATGATGACATCATCGTTCCCCATTTGAGCGCCATAACTACCGTTTGGTAAAGTACCAAATAAGGATGCCTCAGTCACTGTAACTTCATCTGTTAAATCTAATCTATTTATCTTATACAATTTCGCAAAGTTCTGACAAAAGATAGCTTTATTGTCAGATTTTAGTTTAATTCCTGGTTTTAAAGTTTTAGAATCATGTCTATGCTTAAATTTAACTATCATCTCATCATCGAAATCATTTCTTTGTGGAAATATACTTCTTAGGTATTGGAATAGTACTGTACCATAAGTATTATATTCCACAATCATTTTTACGTTCTCAGAGTCAAATATATCTACTGCTAGAGTATAAAGCACTTTTGCGAAATCTTCAATAACATGCTCGTTTGATTTAAATCTGGCAACTTGTGTAAATTTAAAGAAATCATACATTGCACCTGGATTAATAACGTTCTTAATTTCTTCTTTATTCATCGGAGTAACTTTAAAAACATTAATAACGGATGCATCACCACCATTACCTTCTGCAATATCTACTGAAAATACCCAAAAGTTCTCTTTATCTTTACATGTATCAATATCAAATCCAGGATCCCATTCTAAAAAGCCTTTTGTATCAATACTAATATAATCAAATTCGTCAAACTCATGATTGACATAGGGCTTCATTCTCTTTCTCATCTTCTTCATATCCACTGGGTCTAATAGTAGATTCGATGAGCTAACGAATTCATTTCCATATTGTTTATTAAAGGCTTCAATTGAACCTAGGTTAGCAAGCTCTCTATCATACCATGCCTCGTCTCTATCTGGGTGTTGCCACCAATCTACTCTTGTTGCTAGGTATTCATTCTCACCACGATCTGCACCTGCATAAATTTGATAAAACTTATTAAATCCGTTTGGTGTAGATGTAATTGTTATTCTTGAGACTTTCGATGAGGATAATGTAGGATATACATTCTCATAAAAAGAGTCAGCTATCGATGGATGGACGTGGGCAAACTCATCTAGGTATAAATTATGGATTGTAAAACCAATACCTGATTTTGCTGTGGTTGATTGTCCTATTAGTCGACAACCATTATCACATCTCACATTCATTACATCATATTTGATAATACCAGGCTTCATAAAGAACGGTAAGTTCTCAACTACTGTTTTGGCTTTATCAATAATTTCTTTTGTTGAATCAGATTTGTTAGCAAGTAATAGAGTATTCTTATCCATATTAAAGGTAAGGTACCATGCATTAAAAATAGATGCTGTTACTGTTTTACCCATTTGTCGAGCAGCAAGAACAATATTAAATCTATCATTCTGAAAATTCCTCAACATATCCTTCTGATAATCTCTCAGCTTTACTTGTTGAATACCTTCATCTGTCATTACTACTGCATACTTCTCTGCAAAATAGACAATGTCTTTGGCACATCTAGCTAGCTCACTAATTTCCTCATCAGTATATTCAAATACAATATTACCCTTCTTTAGAAATTGTCTACCCTCATAGAATGGTAACTTAATCTTAGGACGATAACCCTGGTCCATTGCCACTAACAAATCATCGATCTGTTTGGTAGACCATACGATTCTATCAGTCATGGTGGCGTCACCCTCTGCTTTTGGAATCCATTTATTATCTCCTATTCCGTCT